AGCCACCGTAGGCGCTACAGCCGGCCTCTTGGTAAAATCGGTTGAGAGTATTGTCTCCCTATTTAGTTAGGTTTGAGCGCTTTCTTTGTGAAGAAAAAGGCGTTTTCTTCTCACCGTATAGCCTTGGGGCACTCGATTGAACAAACTCCCCTACGGAGTTTGTTCTTTTGAGTCACATAAATTTTGAGACTCAGAGGAACAAACTATGCAGACCGAATCTGCACCCTTGTCTTCGGACACCAAGACTGATCAGTCTATAAATGGTAATTCTACACAAAAATTAGCGGATCCTACGGGAAATTCTATTTTTTGTTGTCCCGTTAAAGTAGAGGACCCAAATGGGAAATCCTTTACTTGCGAGGCTGTCATGGATCCTAGGAAGAAAGGATCATGGCGCGATTGGTTCAGTTTTGAGCCGGATGAAAATGATCATCCACCCGATCCCCCTGCTGGTGAAAATACACCCCAGCATGAACAACTCAAGTCGGCAACTACAGGTTTAGATTATTTGGATATGACATCCAATTTCATAAAGGACCTAGGTGCATTTGGCAAGATTCCTGTGAGTGACAAACTCATCAAAGAAGTCGAAGGGCTATTAATTTTGACATTAACCGTGCAAGGTTGTCAGGATTATGTCTCTATATGTGCTGCAATTCTTTTGTATGCGCGAAATTTCTTTGATAGTTCAATCGTATCTCAGATACGGAACTACTTGCATGATCTATTTGGAATAACCCCTCAAGATGGGGAAGAAACTACTAAAGCAACACCTTCGTGGTTACAAATGATGCGTGATGCACGCAATAATTGGACACTATGTAAGGATAATTTGTTGTTTGAAAATTTTTCCAAATTGCTTGGGTTGTTGGTTGCACTTGGCATGTGTAATGCCTCAAATTGTACTTTCAGTATCAAAGAGTATAAGATGTTTGAACCCGATGTTAAAATCATTCATGGATCAGCATTTGAAATCATTGATGCTATGTTCGCAACTGTTACATTTTTCGTTGAATCAATG